AACATTACTTTAAACTCCTACTCACTTATCGTCTTCTCTTCGTATCTCACGCAGGATCATCTTCACATCGGCCTTGATCTCCTTGGCAGTATCTGCTTGCTGACGTTGGCGTTCTTTGATAACGGCAACATCTGTCAGCACCTGTTGGATAGTTGTTTGATTGGATTTGACCGTCTTAACTATTTTCTGTTGCTCTTTCTCCCCAGCTTTGACATCATTTTCGAGATTAACCCAACCTGCGATACCGGCGCTGACGATTAACGCCAAAGGCAAAAACTGCAAATATTTTTTAGGCCCAGGTTCCAAAATCTGGAAGTTTCGGCATTGAGTTTCGGGGCATGGGGGTGTCGGCATAGTCTATTCCTCTCGTTTTACTTTATTTAAATTCTTATGCTCACTGATTTTCTCATGAGCTTCGTTTTCTATAATATACATTATCTCGACCTTCCTTGATTAGTATTAGCATCTTGTTCTGGCAATCAATTTATCTCACCTTTAATTTGTATATTTCAGATTTTTACAACCTGCGCCGTTTTTACCGGAAGCAATATGAAAACGAACTTCAGTGTCTGAAGTTGTAGACCAATTTCCCTGATCAACAAGAGAAGTGCCGTTCTGGGTGGTGTTGTCGAGTCCGAATGAGAAGGTGCTGCCAGACCTTTTTATTTGCCAATAGTCTCCGTCTGCAAGCGTCGTGGTGGTGTTCTCTCTTGAACCATCGAAAGCCATATTATTCATAGGAGCTGACATAAGTTCCCAACGGTTAGTAACGCCAATACCCAGAGAAGGAGCATCCTCATTAAAGCTACCATCCTCCGATGTAGCATAAACTCCAAATATATTATTGCCAGTACCACCGACAGTATTTCCTTCAAGCGTGAAATCACCATCAAAGGCAATATCGTATCTTATCGCCTGATCCGCCTCCGCACTCCCAACTGCATCGTCACTTGAAATGGTGAAATTACCTGTTTTACCAGACCATTCACTGGAATCGAACACCACCCAATCACCTATCGGTCCAAAGGATGCAAATGCGCCAGCCTCATGAGTGGTGCCGGAACCTCCGGCTTTTGTGGCTGTTAAGGTTAAAGACGCATCCCCCGCTGGAACTTCAACCGAGGCACCAGACCCGTTGATATAATTCTGTCCAGAGAGACTGTCGAAATTTTCCGTAGCGCCCGTCCACGACCAAGTGACATTAGCGCCAGACCCTGAACTCACAACCCCGAACGCAATCCCGTCCTCTGGAACGTCAAGATCTGCTGTCGCTGTAGCCGTACTAGTTGCATTATCAGTAGCTGAATCATAAACCCCCGGTGCCGCACCATATAATGACCAGACACCAACAACAACGGAGCCGGCGCTGTGGCTTATGTAAACCGTTCCAGAAGTTCCTGTCGGAACATTAGCCATCATCAAACCCACGGCTTGGCCTCCACTTACCAGTAATGATGCTACAGTGAAAAAATCCACCCCGCCAATCGTTCCTGTAAAAGTGGCTGTACCAGAGTTGGAACTGATACTAATTAAGATACGTCTGTCATCCGCCGCCGTACCAAAATCCACATCCGTAAATGTGTGCGTTGAGGCTGGTGTGCCACCCGTTAACACCTCATTAAATTCAAGTGTCGCAGATTCAGAAGCTGTCGCTAAGCCCCGAATATCCTGTCCCGGGCGAACCCCTGGTAAGAAGCGATCAGTCAATAAGGCAGGATGAAACGAGTCCCCTGGCCGTTTTAACGCCGAGGCCTTAGAACTAACGGGGCCAGGTTGTCTCCAAACCATTAACTAGCAAACCTATTCACGAAGCCGAATACATTAACTGTACCAACTGCCGTAGCATATGCGCTAAGTACCTTCGCGTTCCTTCCGACCAGCCCTGGGATCATAAGAACAAGACCTTTCTTATCATCACCAGTTATGGTATGCGTAAATCGGCTACCAGTAGCGGTAGTCACACCAAAGTCAAAACTAAGCTCAAGCGCCGTAGTCACGCTAGACCAAGCATAGACCCACATTTCGTCGATGCTATTCGCGGCTCCAGTTACAGAAGTATGAATAACAGTTCCTTGTGAAGGATTAAGGCCTGTTACGATGATACCTTCACCGTCAGTAGAACCAGATAATATAATTTTACTATAAGTACCCATTACATAAACATCCTCACTTGTACTATTAAGTTATTGAAATTAGTATTAACTGTGCTAAGAGAAATATTAGGATCTTCATACCAATACGTCTCTCCTATAACAAGATCTAATTGATAACGGAGTCTTTCTAGTTCCCCAGCTAAGTGTGTGGCTCTTGAAGTGGCGTCCGCAGGAAAGGGATCAGTCTGTACCCGCATCTCCGCATCATCAGTCGAATAGTCATCCATCTGATTAGGCACGTGATTGTTAATATGATTCTGGTGGTCGGTATTATAGATACTAGCAGTAAGCGTAGTACCAGACGACCGCGTAGTGTGACTATAAAGACCTGCCATTACCTATTCACCTTATATCCAGTTATTTCTCTACCCACCCAATGTTCCCAGAGAACATCCCCGTGGCCCGAAGATTCCTTTTCTGCAAACTCTTCCATATCTAGTCCATAGATCATTTCAAGTTCCTCCCCAGTTAGGGTATTCGCACACATTTTACACATATGAGTAACATGGGCAGAGGGGATACCATCTTGGATAAACTCTATAGTTATCTCGGCATAGGTAGGCAGCTCTAATAAACGTACCGTTTGATAAATCATAGTTCTATCTTTAAGAACAGTCTTTACCTCATTCCCATAGGGGACCATTCCTTTAATCTTATCCCCACATTTAGGACAGTAGATAGCTTCGGGGAGGCCCGGGAGGTTTTCATCAATAGATACAGGCTTTTTAAACCTTTTTACTAGATGTTCCTTCTTAGCTTGTCTAGCCCGTTTTAATGCACGTTTCCTACTCATGACCCTGGCTCCTCTCCTGCCGGTCGGAAATAAAGAAGAAACTTGGCAACCGAGTAGTCCTGGGCATCTCCACTATTATATCCCTCAAAGGAGATGCGAGTACCAGATCCATTCATTGACTTCTTCTTATTTAATATCTGAAAACCACCTAATGCATCTGTATCAAATGTAAAGGAACCTAACGCAGCCCCAGAGGCTCCCATATTAAACTGGAGGGTTTCACTAGTATCTCCATCTATGATAACATCTACGGAAAGGTTCCAGTTCCCTTTTGGCTCCACTACTAACTCTAAGAAATCAAAGTTCTTTCTCTTAGCTGATAGGCTGGGATCAATATTACCTAAGTCCAGGTGAGGAGTCTGAAATCGACCTTCATAGCCCACTCCGTCAAAACTTCTTGCTTCCGTATCCAAGTCCCATACCTGTCCGCTATCGTCCCCGGAGGTAAGGCGAGGAATACCATCACTATCCTCTTTCAACCAAAGGGATACCGGGGTGTCCCTGGCGCTAACCCTAAACCGGGGAAGCTGCGGGTTAGATATATCAATAACCGTTCTATGGGATGGGACACTAGCTCCGGTCCCCGCCATAGCGAAATGAGCTTCCCGCTTAGCAGTATAAAATACACTCTGAACTTGGCTTAACTTAGCCAGGTTAAAGTTCTCTCTTATAAAGGGATTCATATCGCTTACATCGGACAACGAGAAAGTCCCCAAATTACCGAACTCCCGAACGTCAGATATTCTATGAAACGCCCCGGTTGCGTCTAGGAAGATAATATCATCATCCACTATACAGGCACCCATTGGGCTTATCCCACCAATCGAGTTGGATAGACGAGAGATCTTCCAATTGGCAATCGTAGGATCAGTAGTATCCACAACATAGATACCGCGAGGCTTCTTCCAGCAGACTATGACTCCCTTGAAGGACAAAGCTCCAACGATACCCTGCCCCTCGCCAGGATAAATAGAAAGACTCTTCTCGTCTGAGAAGTCCTCATGATTGGTAGTCTTGGGATAGTACAACCTGTGGGGGTCATTTGAGTTTCCACCCCCCCAAACACGACCTTCGTGGTTAAACCCGAAAGTTGGATAATTAGAACTCCAGTCGGCGGGAGGGGTAGCTATATCTCCCGTAGCAGCTCCATCCGCATCCAGCACCTGTACTTGGTTAGACCCGGTGAAGATGAATAACTTCCTATCGTTAGCGGCAGCCTCTTTGCCTCCTTCAACAAAGACAGGTATATTGGTGACACTTATAGATAAACCAGTCTTCAGTTCGGTTCCATACGATCCATCACCTGCATCCTTATATATCTTACCATTAGTGGCTACAATAATGGATCTCTGCGTAGCCCCGTTGTGGTTCCAATCCCAACCTCCCATTATATTAGGAGTACCGGAAATAGCAGAAGCATTGAACTTAGAAGCTCCTCCCTCTTTCCGCATAGTTACAGATTCATAAGTTATATTATTAGCTTGTAATAGCTGGGTAGGCTGAATTGTCGCTTGGTTCTTAGTCCCGGTTAACCCCGAGACTCCAACTACAACTTCTGCTATCTGACCGCTATATGCCATTAGCCAATAATCAACCCCGCTTCAGTACGAATAGGTCCTTGCCAACGAGTAAAGTCAGCAGGACGAGTTATAATCTGTGCGAAGACCTCTCCACCGAAACGGTTCATTCTCCGCCTATGTTCCTTAGCCATAGATACCACACCATTCTGAGCCAGCTTCATAGCTTCCCCAGCTCGGGTATCATGCTTATCGAATAGGAGAAATGCAAGAACATAATCCGCAAGCGTCTTTCTATATTCCCGAGGAATCAGGGGCTCCGTGCTGTCGTCCGCAAGATCAGAGGGTTCATACATATACTCATAGTCAACCTTCATAAGGTCTGTACTTTCCGTACCTCCTCCATGGGAGAACCGAACCTTCTGCTGTCCAATCATAGAGAACTGGTGAGGTACTCCTGTAAACAGGTTATTTAGTGGCCAGCGGCGCTTAAGTTTCTCTAAGTCCACACCCTCAATTTGTCGTTCACCATCCTGGTAAGCGCACATAGGGCCGGTTACATACAATACGTCGCTGGCTAGTGTATAATCGAATAGGATTGACTTAAAAGCAGCTGTTCCATCGGTAGTACCTGTATAGACACTTTCCAAAGTAGCCCCAGTCTCTCCTGCTGTATGTGCGGTAACAACGAAGATATCAGCATGATCGGTTACCTTGAAGTGGCGTCCAACCTGACTTGCAGTGGGGCCAGTGGAGAAGGTAATAGAGGCACTATTGTTCGTCACCGAAACAGTCCCGGTGGACAGCACAGGTAGGAGGGTAAGAACCCCTTGGCCATCTTTCCGAAGCCACCACCAAACCTCATCTACCTCAGGAACAAGCTCACCGCCCCCCTTCCAGATAGCCTGATAGCCCCGGTTTAGGTAGCGGATAGCTGCGGTGTTGAAATCGGAAGTGCCATCTATAGGCTCCCCTGCCCGATCAAGAGCATCATCTAGTAAATCCGCAGAGGTGGTATAGTTAGCCATAAGGCTCTCCTAGCCGACGTTAGTATATGTCTGAACGTGAACTACTAATCCATCTGCGGCTGTTGGGGCAGATGTTACGGTGCTAGCCCGGGAGTGGATAAATTGAGGGTGTTCCGCTACATCGTAGTTTAGACCGGCGATAGCACTGGTAATTGTCAGAGC